GAAGGCCGCAGGCTCTAGTCAATCCGTTGATTGAGATCGACCAACTGCGCGCCCGAGTCACGCAACTGGAAAAGCATATCCACTATCCGCATAGTGAAACCGCGATGAAGGAAGCGGCAGCGCGGGCGCAGGCTCTGAAAACATCAATGGCTGAAACCAGCGGCGAGTACTTCTCTAAACTGGACATGGCTGAAGTACTAGACCAAGCCCGTGAAGTGATGCGGGATGCCGTACCCCAAAAGACAGACACGCGAACCGTGCTCGACTTGACGTCATTCGCGAAGCGTTTGTTGAACCCTGAGGATCTCGGTCACGCCGTCACGTTCGAAGTGCGCCAGGCCGCGCGCCGCGCGCTTGGACGTCCTGAGGTCAAGGAGTACGATTTATGAGCAGCTACGAAATCCCGCTCGACCAGGTACTCGGTCGAGTCTTCAAGTCAACCGTTCTGCGCAGTCGCGCCGAGCAAATGGAAATCGCAAAGTTCATGAAGGAAGCCACGCTTCAGTGCATCCAGCATGACGAGTTCATCGTGAAGGCTATCGCAGAACTTCGCGAATGGAACGCCGCAGCTCGCGCGCAAGATCAGCGCGATATCGACGCCGATTATCGCAACTACATCGTGCCGGTGTAAATACTGCTTGATTTCCGTTTTGCAACTGCTATAGTGGAGCCACACAAACCAAACGAGGGGATCAAAGTGAAAACATTAGTAGTCCTTTTGGCGTTGGCTCCGCTAGTTGCTCACGCCCAATCATTCTTCGAACTTGAAGCAGGCGTAGGCGTCGCGAAGACTCGCGACATGGGTGACGGGGTGTGGGTTCAGAAGGGCTTGGACAACAGTGAGTCTTTAACGAACATCGGCTTCATGGGCGGGCTCACAGGCTCGCTGTACGAACGCGGCAACTGGTCAATTCGCTACCACGCTGACTACGTCTACATGGGCCGGCAGGAGGCTTCGACGGACGCTGTGCCCGACGCTAACTACAATCCGGTTCGGCATCAAGTTTTGCAGCGGCAGTCTACGTATTCGTACTTCAACGGCCAAGGGCATACGCAGGGGATTGCGCTCACGCTCCAGCCGACCTACGCGTGGCGCGGTGTCGAATTCGGCTTGGAAGCGGGGTACTGGGCCTACTGGGCTACGTGGCACCAGACGGCAGAAACGGGCGGCGTCACGGAAAGCCTGAACCATCAGACCAAAGTACAGTTCGCGCCGGTAGTCGGAGCTTCGATCGAATACAAGAACGTATCGGTATCGTACCGTTACTACAAGATGCGTCCGCTATGGAGCCCGGTTCCGGGTATCGCTACCGGAGTTCAGATGGTCACCCTTACTTACAGGTTTTGAAATGATACTAATCGCCATACTTCGCCGCCTCGTAGCGATTGCGCTACTAGTACCGGTCAGTTTTATCGGGCTTACCCTGTTTATTGTCACAGGTAGCGATGAAGTTATGATGCGCCTGATCGATATCGTTTTTATCGATATAGGCGGCTTTGACTAGTCAGCGCGGAAATCAGCAGAAACAGCCGGTCAGGGTCGATCTTGCTCGCCGGTTGGCTGAGTTCTGGCATCCACTGGCAGTCTTGCAGCGCCGCTGTTACCAGTTGCGAGCAGAACCAGGCCGCGATGTCCGACCACTCCGCGTTGATGAAAAACGCGAAGATACCGAGCCGGTTGTAAGGCTTGCCAATCTGGTCGAGCAGGAAGCCGTAGTACTCGTCCCACATCTCGTCGCTCACGTTCAACGAGATGCGGTGCATGGCTTCATTCTGAATGTAGTTCGCCGGCCGGATCTGAACCCCGGCCGGTATCCCTTGAATGACATCGTTCCGCGCGCCGAGCAGTGTACCGTCCGGCAAGACCGTATCGACGTGCGAGTACAGGCCGCTGCCGAACCATTTGATCAGGGCCGAACTGAACCCCGATCCCTCGACGAATTGCAGAACGATTTCAGCCATGCTCAGCCACCCGTCACCGCGGAGCCGATCTCCGTACCAACAGTCGTCGGCGTGGCCGTTCCCGCGGCCGCTACGAGCTTCGAGTTCAACGCTGTCACGATCGCGCCTACCAGTTGCGCGGCGCCCGTCACGGCTTGCGATTCCATCGTCGGAAGCGTCGCCATCACGTTCACGAGAAACGCGTTACCCTTCAGGATTGCAGATGCCGGGTTCACCCAGGCTTGCGGATTGGCTTCGATGTCGGCGAGAGCCGAAGTCACGACCGGCAGGACGTTTTGAAAAATGTCTTGGCCGGCGAGCGCGGCGAGCTGCGAGAATACTTGCGAAGCGGTAAGAGTCGTCATGGTTTGCTCAGTATTTGGAAGAGGAAAAAGGGGCCGCAGTTTGCTTTGTTGCAACCGCGCCTCCCATATGGTACAGGCCAAGTCCGATCAGCGCATCTTTAATGCATGAAATCAAATCGTTAGCGTTTTGCACTTTGCAAACCACTAGCGTTACCCAGGTTCCGAACAGGACGATACCCGCGATCAGTTTCAGCGTGTTGTCATTCATTGAATTCACCCCGCTCCGCGATCCGCCGACGTAGGAGCCCCGCCACCACGTTACCGCCAGCCAAATCCCAAAGCGTGAATTGCTGCGCGGCTTCCTCGACCTTGCCGTCGTTCAGGTCCGCCAGCAAGGTAGACTTTGCAAAGTTGCCGCTGCCGATGTTGAACACGAAATCGACCAACGCGTTGAACTCACCTTGGGTCAGGGCGATCGTCACCGAATTTTGTACGCAGATTACCGCCCACGCGATGTTTCGGTTGAGATCGAGTTCGGCTTGCGCTTGCGTGATCGGCATGCCGGGAATCACGTTATGCGTGTTGCCGTAACCGTCAGTCCAGATCCCCGCCGAGTCTTGGTAGGGCACCAGTGAACAGCCTTCGAACTCTTCGGTGAGCTTCTGCCCTGTATAGCTGAGATTCTCGTTCATAAGAATTTGCCCCTCACGTAATAGACAACGGCGGCGCCCACGAACACCAGTAACGCCCATAGCCCTTTAGTCGTTACTTCGGTAAGCAGCGCCTCGTAGAGCCGAGCGCGTGCTTCCGTCCGGTGGATAACCGCCTCGTGCTCGCGACGGTGGGCGTTCAGGTCACCCTCCGGGAAGGCTGTTCGTAGCTCGTCGATACCCCGTATCGCAGCATCGACCTTGTACTCCGTGATCTTCGCCTGAGTAGCGTTTTCCTCGTGACGCTGATCCAAATCGACTTTTATTGATTGGATTGCAGCGACGATTTTTTCTATCTCCATTTCTTATCCTAAGCGGTAACCGCGGCATCTGTACTGAATACGCGCCAGGCGCCGTTCGACCAATAGACGGGGACGCCTGAACCATTGCCCGCCGTCTCCCCCACTTTACGTCCGTTCGTCGCGTAGGCGATTTGACCGGGCACCGGCGAGCGGATGGCGTTCACGGCGGGAAGCGTCGCCACGGTGAAGTTCCCTTGAGGCGCGAATGTCCAGACTTTCTGAAACCAGCCGTTCCATGCGGGCGAGTTAGGCGGCGTAACCGGGTCGGGCGGCGGACCGAGAACGTTCTGTGTCATCAGTAGTGCCACTCCAGCGCGTAGCCGAGATCCTGAAGCACGGGCAAGTCGCGTTCCAGCTTTTCACCAATGTCGTCGCGCCAGCCGGGGGAGTTCGGGATTTCGATCGTCTTCAGCGCGCGCTTCGCGCGTTTCTGCGCCCCGTGGATGTCGAAGTCCGTCCCGGTCGCGACCAACACGTAATCGCCGCACGTGACCGGGCCTTTCTTATAGACGATCTTGTCATCTTCTTCGTCCGGCACATCGCCTAGCATCACTTCGCAGAAGTGAATATCTTCGCAAACCAGACGTTCGGTGTTGTAGATCGGATAGCCTGTGCAGTTACGCTTGGTGTACTGCGTGAACGGGTAGTCGGGGATGGACACGACGACACCGACCGCTGTTTCGTCGAGCACTTCGAGCGTGTCTTCACCGTGCAGAAGGTCAAGCATCCACTGCGCCGGGTCGCCTACGTGCAACGCGCACTGGATAATGAAGCACGGCCAGCCGGGGCGGGATGTGGCTTCCAGAGGCCACGGCGTGCCGTCTTCGTCGATGATCGCGGCCATGTCGAAGTAGCCGCGAAAGTTGATCGAGTGCAGGTAGCTCGTTAGCGGGGTTAGCAGCTTGTCGACGAGCTTCGACTCCTTCACGTACCTCATGACAGTGCCTTGCTCGCCCGTGTTGACGCCGGTGTCGCCAGGGAGGTGTTTCTTGTGTTCGATGTTTTCCAGGAACCATTGCGACCAGCCGTTTTTGCCGAACCACCCGCCAATCGCCATCTCGATACCGCGAACGAATGGCTGGAGGATGAACCCCTGCGTCTGCGGGTTCTCGACTTTCCAGCGGTCCAGCATCCCCACCATGTCGCGCGGCGACTTCGACACGTAGGACAGGGCCTTGTCGGCATCGCCATTGGGCTTCGATACGAAGCGCTCCATTGTCTTTTTGACGTGCTTTTTCGCGG